TATTCTGGGAGGGTAAGAAGTAGGTGAGGCGTCGGAATAAGTACGGCAACAAAATCACCGTTATCGACGGCATTAAGTTTCACTCTCAGAAGGAAGGCCGACGCTATCAACAGCTAAAACTATTAGAGCAGGCAGGCGTAATTCATAATCTCATTCGTCAACCTGCATTCATCCTGACAGCCCACGGCGTCAAAATCTGCAAATACACCGGAGACTTTTACTATATCGAGGACGGTAAGCTCGTAATTGAGGACGTGAAAGGCAAACCAACACGCGACTTCAAGTTACGATGGAAGCTTCTGCAAGCGCAGGAGGGAAATAAATACGTCTACAGATTAACGTAAGGAGCAATAAAAAAGCCCGCTGATCAGGCGGGCTACGCAAACGAATCAAACAAATACAAGCCGAAAGAGCGATTACACCGTCTTTCTACAAACAGCATAAAGCAGAAAGGTTGTCTGTGGGAACACGTTTGCATAAAAAAAATAAGGAATTATTAAGAATGATCTTATCTCCTGAATACGACTTCTTTCACCAAAATAGCGAAATAGGGGAATATAAACTAGTAACCGCCATGATAGAGCGGGCCTTTCTAGACTTTTATTCAAATAATCCACGCTCCAGAAACTCGGCAGAGATTTGGGTATTTAGTGCTAACGACGCAAAGGGTGAGATTCCATTTAGCTTTGAATGGTGTTGCGGGATTATTGGTTGGGAGCCTTCAATATTTCGCGAAAAACTAAAGATTCGACTCGCTCAAGAACACAAAGGCCGCTATAATCTAAAGAACGTCAAGAAAGGCTCGACACGCATCGAGATCATCCAAGCCGATAGCGATCTAATACACTGAAAACCTATCAGAGAAATTCATAGGGTTTCATAGGACGCGATTGTAAGGGGTAGTCTATGCCAAAGGGTGGGGCAAGGGAAAACGCCGGTAGAAAAGCAGGGCAGCGCAATAAGCTAACAGAGCTTAAACTAGAAAAAGCGCGTGAAACTGGAGATCTACCGCATGAGTTCCTACTTAAAGTCTCTCAAGGCCAACCAATAGACGGAGTAATCCCTGACCTAGAGTTACGACTAGACGCAGCAAAAGCAGCAGCGCCATTTTACGCGCCACGACTAGCGCAGATAGAGCAGAAAATCGAAGGCGAAATCAAAGCACGAATATCAGCCGAACCCATGAGCGAGGAGGATTGGGATCGGATATATGGCGCAAATAGCGCAGAAACAGCCGGTCTGTTGGGCACCACAACCGGGGCCACAGAAGAGCCTAATTGATTGCCCGTTTCCGTTAATCGGATTTGGCGGGGCAAGAGGCGGCGGTAAGACTGACGGCGTAATAGGTAAATATGGCTTAAAGGCCGAACGATACGGTCGCGGGTTCAATGCGGTGTTCTTTCGTAAAGAGATGCCGCAAGCAGACGATTTAATCGAACGCGCTCAAGAGGTTTACCTACCGATTGGCGCTGAATGGTACGAGCAAAAGAAAATGTTTGTTATGCCCGGCGGCGGGCGCTTACGCTTTAGGCCATTAGAGAATGACGCGGATGCTCAGAAATACCAGGGGCAAAACCTAACAGATGCAGCAGTCGAAGAGGCCGGTAATTATTCCGATCCCGGTCCTATCTGGAAGCTATTCGGAGCACTCAGAAGTACATCGGGCGTTCCTACTCAATTGCTTCTGACTTTTAATCCGGGCGGGCCTGGGCACTCATGGTTAAAGGAAAAGTTTGTTAAGCCAGCACCATTAGGCAATCGAAAACTACTCTGGGAGCTACCAAACGGGCGCAAAGTTCCTTACGTCTACATACCATCAAGGGTTCAAAATAACCGGCTCTTAATGCTGAAAGATCCTGGCTATGTAGACAGGCTCTACTTAACCGGCGGTCCTGAGTTAGTCCGCGCATGGCTTGAGGGCGATTTCGAGATTCACGTAGGTGCATATTTCCCTGAGTTTGGGCAGCGGCATATCATCGCACCGTTTGCTATCCCTAAGCATTGGCCGAAGTATCTAGGGTTTGACTGGGGGCATCATTCGCCGTTTTGTGCTGTGTGGGGCGCTGTAAGTTCAGGCAAGGATGACCACGGCAAAGAGCTGCCCTATCCGAAAGGCTCTATCGTTATCTATCGCGAGGCATGGGGAAAAAATGTCGATAACGGCGACATAGCAGCGCAGATAGTAAAACTCTCAGGGGATGAACGGCCTATCATGGTCGCTGATCCTTCTATTTTTGCCGATGAGGGTGGGCCTTCAATTGCGGATCAGTTCAAAGCGGTATTCTCAAAGACAAACTTTCCGCATTTTAAGCGCGCAGATAATGAGCGCGTCGGCGGATGGTCACAGATACGGCGCAGACTAAAACCGGAAACTCCGTACCTCTATTTCTTTTCATCGTGCCCTTATTTGATCGAAACGTTACCAGCGCTTGCCATAGATCAGAAAAACGCCGAAGATTGTGACACCACAGGAGATGACCACGGGCCTGATGCCCTTCGTTATCTCTGCAAAGAACGTTTAATTGAATCGATCCTCGAAGTTCATATCGAGCCGGTGAAGAAAGGTGTGGTGCGTGTCAAGGATTTCATTGATAGCACTCGCCGCAAATCCCGCGAGGTTCGTATTTAATGGCGATTAAGCCGTCCCGAAAAGCCCGTGAAAAGTATTCGTCTCGTTATTGGGCCGATCAGATAACCCAACGTCTTGATGACCATAAGAAGTTCTGGGAAGCCGCCAAGCAATCGATAGACGTTTACAACACAACGCACAAAATTGATGACGTAGAACGGCGCATGAACTGCTGGTGGTCGCTAGTCAATACGATGCTTCCAGCCTACTACTCATCAACACCAAAGGCTGAGGTTTCTTTAAAAAAGAAGGCAGGCTCTAGCCTCTATACGCTGGCAGGAACCATCCTAGAAAGAAATGTCCAGCATGAAATGGACGACGGGTTTGACTTTGACCAAGTGGGCCTTGATTCAGCGCTTCAGTATCTCCTTACTGGGATCGGCGTTTTGTGGGCTCGATATGAGCCAAATATAAGTACAAAATCAGTTAAAATTGGCCTTATTAAATCTGCTACGGGGCAAATCTTAGATGCTAGTGGCAAGCCATACGAAGGCAAAGAAGAGCCGCAGGAAGGCGAGCACGGGCTATTCATTGAACGTGAATGCGAGTGCAAAGAGGATGAAGGCGCAGTTTTAGACGTTGTAAATTACGACGATTACCTAGTTTCTGATGCTCGAAATCAAGGTGAGATCGAGTGGAGAGCGCGTCGTGCGTGGCTAAGCGAAGAGGAAGCTTTAGAGACATTCGGTGCTGATATTGCTGATGAGCTTTCGTTTGACTCATTCCCTGAGAATATCGCTAAGAATCGCGACAAGCGCGACAAGATGGACGGCAAAGCAGAGCTTTGGGAAATCTACTGTGAGGAAGCGGGGAAGGTTTTTTGGTGTCAGGTAAAAGGCTCTGACTCAATCCTTCAATCAGGCGAGCCGCCAATAGAGTTTGAGGGTTTTTATCCGTGCGTAGAGATTCGTTCATACACCGATCCGCTATCGGTTATTCCTCGCTCTGATTACGAGCATGTAAAAGATCAAATCCTAGAAGTAGAGCGACTCACTACCCGTATTGCTGCAGTTACTCAGGCAATCCGCACAAATTTTGCATACGACTCAACTCTAAAAGAGCTTGAGGATTTTATGACCGGCGACCTTAAAGGTGTCCCGGTGGTCAATTGGCCTTCATACAAGGGGCGCGGCGGCCTTGCTAACTCCATGGAGTTTATGAACGTACAACCATACGTTCAGGCGCTTGAGGTGCTCCAAAATGCGCGAGAAGTGGCATGGAATAAACTTTGCGAGAGCTTGAAGTGTTCCGACCTGCTACGCGGCCAGACAGATCCGACAAAGACGGCAACTGCAAACAGACTAGAGAATGCATGGTCATCACTTGGCCTAATCGTTCGCCAAAACCAGTTCGCCAACTTTATCGGCGGGGCCATTGGGAAGCTAGGAACAATAATTGCACAGCAATTCTCACCTGAACACCTCCTGATGGCCGCTGATGCTGATGATCTCATCAATCCCATCTCCAACGGGGATCCGATGCAGGCGGCGCAAATAAAGCAAGATGTGCTCGCTATCATCAAGAACGAATCTGAGATGTGTTACCGCATTCAGATTGCATCTGATTCGATGGTTGCCCTTAACGAGCGACAAGAGCGCCAAGACGCAGCAGACCTAATTCAATCAGCAGGCGCGTTCTTCCAGCAAATGCAGCAGATGATCGAGCAGTATCCTCCGCTTTCTACATTCGGGATGCAGTTGTTTCAGTACGTCATACGCCGTTACCGAGGCGGCAAAGAGCTTGAACCAATATTCATGGATGCGCTTACTAAGATGACGCAAATCGCGCAGCAGAAGCAGGATGCGGCAGCGCAGCAACCGCCAGATCCTAAGATAATCGAGCAGCAGACACGCATGCAAATTGCTCAGATGGAATCACAAGACGCGCACCAAAAGAACATGCTTGAAGCTCAAGCTTTACAGACAAAGAGCCAGCTTGAAATGCAGGCGCAGCAGTTTGAGCAATTTATGAAGGGCAAAGAGCTAGAGCTTAAGGCTCAGGAAGTGAACATAGCTCTAATGACCGCACAGGCTGATATCGCAGACAAGGCAACGCGCGCAGGGCTTGAGGATAAGAAGCTAACCACGGAAGCAACGCTTTCAGCGCTTCAAATGCACATTGATAAGCAGATGAGCCAAGTGGACGCAATGATTAAGCAGCAAGAGGCAAACACGAAGGAACTAGCTTCAAAGCTTCACGCTTGGGAGAAAATCAACGAGGAGCGCCGACTTGCTCAGGTAGAGCTAGGGACAAAAGAAAAGCTACCGATCCAAATCATCAATCAGCTACCAGAAACAAAACCAACACAGCGAATCGTTCGCAAGCTGAGCGATGCAAAAGGGGAATTTTATAAGTCTGAGGATGTGCCAAGTGAAGGGTAATTTTATGAAACTAAATGTATTAAAAGCAGTTATTGTCTGCCTGTTTCCATCGATTGCGTTAGCGCAATTCCCAGTCTATCAAGCGCCGACGCCACGAGCGGTTATGCAAGTAACGCCATTGGCCGCCACGGGCAAAGGTTTTGCAACTGACCAGTTTTTGCGACAGCAGGTTATTGTCGCTGACTCAAGCGCTACCGCAGCCGGTGGAAATACTGTGTCTGCTTACATTTCAGCTGCAACTACTAATTCTACGAATGTTAAGGCCACCGCCGGGCGTATATTCTCCGTTGTCGCATGCGGAGCAAGTGCCACGGCTCGATATATAAAGATTTATAACTCTGCCTCCGCTCCAACTTGCGGTGCTGGGACTCCTGTTTTGCGATTGGTTGCGCCAGCAAATGGATGCACGGAAGCTATGGATCCGCTTGGGCTTGCATTCTCGGCGGGTATCGGATTTTGCATTACAGGAGCAGCAGCAGATGCCGATGCGACAGCAGTTCTAGCAAGCGATACCTATTTAACCTTTGGCTATAAGTAGGGTTTGCCGTGTCTGATGACACTTTAGTCTCTAATAGTCCGACAGCTAGCAACCCCGACATTCCAGTCAGGGCGACGGAGAGCGCAGATCCGTCTCATACTGGAAAACTCATTCAACATTTTCGTTTAGACGGCGGAGTTGGAACGGCGGAGGCCGTTGTTACGCTAGGCCAGAAACCGGCGGCGCTAAGCATCCCGATAATTGCAGCAACGGGAACGTCTCAAGATGGATTAGTCCAGCCTGAAGATGTTACCACTACAGGGGTTTATAGTCCCGGCGCGGGGCAATGGGCAGGCTGGGACGGTTCAGTTACTCAAGGTGGAACCTGGACCTTCTCGCCATCTAACTACTCAACGGCAACGCTTGCAAACGTAGCGGCGTCGGCATCGTCAGTAACCCTAGCAGCGGCCAATTCTAGTCGGAAGGAATTGGTAATTGTTAACGAGTCGGCTTACGCACTATTCATTAAATTCGGATCGGGTGCGTCCTCTACTTCATACACTCATCAACTAGCCGGGTCTCCGGGGGGATTCCCGTACTCGGAACTAATTCTTTCACAGCCGCTTTATACCGGAATTGTTACCGGGGTTTGGCAGCTAGCGTCAGGTAACGCACGAGTAACGGAGTGCACATAATGGGATCTACCGTAGTTCAATCAGATGGCGGGATTCGCAAGGATGGATCGACTACAACCATCGCTGAAATTCCGTTTGTGCAGGGTACTAGAAACTATGCCAACCTAACAATTGATAGCAGTGTGTCTGCCACTGGCGTGATGCTAACAGAAGGATCTCAAGCCATATTCTACGACGATGGATCGAATCAAGCGCAATTCTACCCCTATGAGAGTGCGGGCACTAACGGAATGCTATTTAACGCGGTTGGCAAGTGCAAGGTTGTTGTAGATGTAGTGGATGCAATGCAATTTACTAGCACTCTGCTAAGTTTCCTTCTTAATGCGGAGTTTGCCGGAGATGTTAATTGCTTCAGCCGAGTTTATGAGAGAATCGGCGGATCTGGCGTAGACGGCGGTGTTCCTGCAACGCTTGCATATACAACAACGCAAACGGGGAGCGTAACAACCGGCGAAACGGACTTATGGAGCTATACCGTAACCGGAAATTCATTAAACACCAACGGCGATTCCCTTACGTTTGATGTTTGCGTATCCGCAGCGAATACCGCCAATAGTAAGACGGTTAAGGTCTATTGGGGCGGTACTGTCATTATGACTACCCCAACAATCGCCGCGCAAAACGGAGATGCTCATATTCGTGGAACTATCATTAGAAAGGATGCAACTACCTGCTATTGTTCGGTTTCACTAACCACGCTTACTAAGTGGGGCATAGTAGCAACATACACAAGCGTGACAGCAACGTTATCGAGCAATCAAATATTCAAGGTTACGGGTACAGCCGCAGTAGCTAACAACGATATCTTAATTCGCCAGGGAAAACTGAACTGGGAGCCGGTGCCATAAAAACAGGTGCGTTGGTTAGGGTATGTCGCTATTATTACTACTAAACCCTAAGCAGTTTTTTAGGGGAGACTTCCACGACGGAGATGTTGAGCATCGCGGGGGAGCACACAAGCGCAAACGAAAAAAGCTAGAGTTTAACCTAGCGGAGAAGATGAACCCGCAGCCTATAAAGGCAGCCGCAACAGTAATCGAAGTTTTCCCGCAAATACGAATAGAGCCGAAAGAGTCGAATGATACCGAGGATGAAATAATCCTTTGGTTGTTTGACTTATGACAGAAAAATCATGGCCTTCACGCTTTGGGACATTAGGCGAAAAGATATTCGGCGATGAAGATCCATTTCCTAATGCCGGAAACTCTCGCGCTCTTGAGAATTACTCAAGCGACGAGATGCCGCCAACCCGTAACCCGCTAAATCCCAAAGAGATATTCACAAGTAAATCAAAGCTACGCGCTGTTTATAAGGCGCATGGGGTCGAGGAAGTCGGGACCGCTTACGAGAATGGATATGACCCCGGCAAGGGCAGAGAAGAAAAGTTTGAAAGATACGTTGAAGGGTTAGGGGCTAAATTAAAGGATCGTTTCTATGGAAGATAATCAGCAGGTGGTCGAGTCGCGTGAGTCTACGCAAATCAAGTCAGAGCCGACCGGCGCTGATGCAGTAGCGCCAACCCGCGAAATGCGGGCAGTAGAGCCAAAAGAGCGAGAAACTAAAGAAACTAAAGAGCTATCCTTACGCAAAACGCTAAAGGCTAAGTTTAACGAGAAGGAGGCGGCGAAGCCTGAATCCTCTACAACTACCGCGCCACAAGCAGCGACAACGGGGCAGGTAACACAGAAATCGGCAGCTACCGCAGCGGCAATCTTGCCACCGGCTGATATGTCGGCAGAGGAAAAGGCGGTATTTAGCAACCTTCAAGCTAACCCAACCCCTGAAAATGTCGCAAAGCTTCAAAGCTATATCTCTCGCCGCGCCTATGAGCAGCGCTCAGACTATACGCGCAAGACTATGGAGCTAGCAGAACGCGAGAAAGGAATTGGCGATATATTGGGCGTTGTCGAGCCAGTGCGTGACGCATACGCAAAGAAAGGGATCGCGGTCCCTGATTTAGTCCGCCGCGCTATCGCATGGGACGCAAGCTTTGAGAAAGACAGACTAGGAACAGCTCGCGAGTTTCTTGATAGCTACGGGATCGATCCATCTGAATTAATGGATATGCCCGGCCAGCAGTATCAGCAGGAGCCGCAAGGTAATTACCTAACAAGAGAAGAGGCAGAGGCGCTAGCAGATGAGCGAGTGCAAAGAGCTTTTGAGATGAATCAGCAACAATCGCTTGCCGCAGAAAATCATAATACCGTATTATCATTCTTAGAGAGTAAGCCTTTATTCAAGGATCCTGGAACGGCGGCGCAGCTCGAAAATGCAATGGCTCCAATAGTCAAAGCATTCAGAGACAGCAACCCGCACAGACCAGTTAAAGAAATCCTTGATCAAGCTTACGACTACGTTACAAAAGGCGATCCTACTTTTTCCGGTTTAGCATCACAGCTTAACGCAAAGCAGGACGCAGAGCGCATGCAGGCAGAAGCTGATAAAGCTCGCGCCGCTGGTCGCTCAATCACCGGCGGCCCTGGCTCAGGAACCCCCAAAGTCAAATCAAAGAATATGCGCGAGGCGCTGCAAAGGCATTTCAACGGCTAGTTGATGAGCATTTGAAAGTTCCTCGCGAAGCACAACTTCAAGGGGAATTTTTAACATGCCTAATTTAGAAGAAGCGATTGTAGCAACGCTATTCGATCAATCTGAAGAGATTGCCGATCAGGTGTTGCATCACAATCCATTACTCGCCGTGCTCAATGAGCAAGGCCTTGTCCGTCGGTTTAGCGGTGGCTATGAACTCCGCAAGCCGATTATGTATAACGATACAGCAGTCGGAGGTTTTTACTCTGGTTTCTCATCGTTTAACCTAGATTCAATCGACGACTTTACAGCGTTTCGATTCGCAATCAAGCAGGTTTATGAACCTGTCGCGATTTCTGGCCGCGACAAGCGCGCCAACCGTGATTCTGAAATGCTCTTAGACTTGGCTGAAACCAAGATGAAAGCAGCAGTTTCACGATTGAAGAATACCGTATCTACCTCGCTTCGCGGCGATGGTACTGGAAGCGGTGGTCTAGAGTTTGACGGCATCAAGAAAGCTGTAAGCTCAAGCCCTTCAAGCGGAACATACGGACAGATTGACCGTTCAGCTAATACCTGGGCGCGAAATATCGCATCGACTGGCAACACATTCACAGCAGCTAACATTCAGGAAATCATCACTGACTTGATCTCTCAAGTTTCTCGCGGTGACGAAATGCCTGACTTAGGCCTGATGGATCGTGCTGCTTGGAAGTTCCTGCACAGCTCACTAACCGCAATTCAGCGCATCAACTTGCCAGTTAAGAAGGCAGCAGGCGGTTTCCGCTCGCTATCTTATGACGGTGTTGACTTCGTGTTCGACGGCGGATTCGGCAGCTCAGTGCTTGAGACTAACTCGGTTCGACTATTGAACACAAAGTACTGGTCATTCGACATGGTGCGCGGTGCGGACTTCAAACCACTCGCTCCAGAAATGGCACGACCTGTAGACCAAGATGCAAACTTCACGGTGATTATCGTCGAAGGAAATCTTTGTTGCTCAGCTCCAGCGCTTCAAGTGTTTGGACAATAATTAAGGAGAAATAAAGATATGTCATTAACTGGATCATACGGCGTTAACTACAAAAAGAGTTACGGAACGGCTCCAACTATTTTCCCGGCGAAACTTATGGATCGCGGATCCGATAAGGATGCAGGGGAATTTATTTTCATCTTAGCGGGTGCAGCAATTGCGCAATACGCTTGGGTGGGAATTACCGGGTCAGGAACTGCTACCGAACTCACAACCACAACTTACGCATCCTCATGCGCTATCGGCGTCGCTCAGGTAGCGCTCGCCTCTGGCGAGTACGGGTGGGTTTGGGTTGGCAAAGGCGGCGGAACTGGCGCGGCTATTAAGGGAAAGGTCGCAGCAAGCTATGTAGCTTTCGCTGCAATTAATACCACTGCCGTTGCGGGTGTCGCAGACGATGCAGCTACGAAGATTCTCGGCGGAGTCGTCGGTCTAACGACTGACGGCGGATCGGGAAGCTCAATCGAGCTGTACGCATGCGGAAATATCATCAAGGTAACAGCCTAACCGATGGCGGGGGCCTCACGGCTCCCGCTTTTTAGGAGAATTTTACATGGCAGCAACAGACACAGCGAAGCTAATGGGAGTCGGTTTTGCCGACGGCCAAGCTAAGCAACTCGATGCATCCTACGGTGTAAGCACAGGAACGCTTGCAGCTACAGGGACAACGATTGCAGACGCAGCTCTAATCACTACGGAATTTGTAAGAGTAACGGCGGTGGATGGAACCAAGGGGGTGAAACTTCCAGCACTCGCAAACGTACCGATCGGAAAGCTAATCACAATCGTTAACACCGACACAGGCGTTAACGCATTGAAAGTTTACAGCAACGCAGCAGGGGAATTAATCACAGGCCAGGCAGGTAGCACCGCTATCAGCGTCGCCTCAAAACTCATGCTTCGATGCGTAAAATACGATGCAACGAACTGGTATTGCGAGAAGGGTGTAACGCCTTACTAAGCAGAACTAATCGAGCAAACAAGCGCAGACGAATCAAGCAATCCAAGCCCAACGAGCGGTTACCCGTAATTTATAAAGGGGATTATGGGATTAAGTTACGAGGAAATAGTCGCAAAAGAACACGGTCGAATCGGCACACGCCGCCGTTGGGATGGTTGCAACCTGAGATTTTTTGAACATTTCGAGCCGAACAGAAAAAAGACCGAAGAGGCTGGGCGGCTAGTTACAGATCCGGTCGAGTGCGTAGAAGTTTGGCCACCGGGCGGAGATCGCACAGTCATCAAACTAGAAGCTTCACACAAAGCTGAATACGCTACTGAATACAACGCATGGAGGGCTACCAAAGAGCAGCCAACATCAGGCACGCCATTAGAGGAATGGTCGCTACTTCATAAGAGCGTATGCGAAGAACTCTTATACCTTGGAATCAGAACCGTAGAGCAATTAGCAGAAGCTAACGACGCTACCAAGCAAAAGATGGGGCCGTTGCAGACATGGTGCAAGAAGGCAGCCGACTGGATAGAGGCAGCAAAATCAAAACAGAGCGACGTTGTAGCGCTTAAACAGGCGCTAGAGCGGGAACAAAAGAAAACCAAAAAGCTTGAGGAGCAAATGACACTCCTTATGCAGCGCATTGATGCTAATGAAGGAGGCTCTTTACGTGACGCTCCTTAGTGCGGTCCAAGCGGTAGCAGATGAAGCGGGTTACGAAGTCGATACCACGGTTATCGGCTCCGATGATACGACCACAAAGCAGTTACTTGCCCATGCTCAACGGATCATCAAAGAGATGGCCGATGAATACCCATGGAGCAAATTAAATGCGAGTGGATCCATAACCCTAGCGGCGGGTATCGCAGACTATGCGCTGCCCGCCGCTTTTTCATACTATCACTATGATACGTTTTGGAACTCCTCGACACGTTGGCGCGTGTTGGGGCCTCTATCGCCGCAGCAGTACGCAGCAGAGCGCGGCTATGGTCTGACCGCTGAAGTTTATAAGCGTTTTCAGATTAGAGGCATCGAAAACAATCGCCTGGTAATCATGCCCACACCGGGCGCTAGTGAAGACGGTCAAATCATAATCTTTGAATATATCGCTGACAGATGCGTCAGGCCTCCAACGTGGGCGGTAGGGCAAATAATCACGGCGGGGGATTATCGTTTCTATGACGGTATCTATTATCTAGCTAATACGTCAGGAACTACTTCAGGAGCTAACCCAACTGTAGACGGTGGCGTTACCTGGACAGAGTACACGGGAACATACAATCGATTCTTAACAGATGCAGACGAGCCGCTGTTGAATCAGCAGACGCTAGAGCAGGGAATGCTTGAGCGATTCGGAGAAATCCACGGGCTTGAGTCGATTCAGCCGCGCTACAAAGAGCAACTACAGCAGGACTTTGGGCGCGATATTCCGGGCAAGACTCTTTATGCCGGTGGCGTTGCTAGTGGGAAATTACAGTACGGAAGATCGGGAAAAGTTATTTTCGGAAGTTTGTTTTAATGATTTCACGTAACGAATATCAGAATCAGGTGCAGCGCTACATGGAGCTATTACGCTCTGGCGTTCCTGCAAAGGATGCATTTGCACAGGCTTTTCCTAATGGTGTTCCGACCGTAGAGGACGCGCAGAAGGATGCCGCCAAGCAGCAGCAGAAGAATGCAATTGCTGGCATCGGTGGAATGGCAGCAGGGGCGATAGGCTCTAAAGCTGTTTACGACGCTGTAACGGGTCAGAAAATCTTAGGCGGAGTAGGGGGAAAGATTGCAAACGCTTTAGGCCTTGGAGGCACGGAAGCAGCAGCAGGTGCGACCACGGAGGCGGCAGCGGGCGCAGCTCCAACAATCCTATCAGTCGAGCCAGTAGCAGGCGCAGCGACAGAGGCAGGAGCAGGGGCGGGGGCGGGCGCATTTAGCCTTAGCGGCATTGGTTCAGCAGGAAACGCATTCTTACCCGCAGTCGGTGCATTCGGTGCTTATGATTTACTAACGCACAATAGGGGCGCAGGGCGAGGAGCTCTACAGGGCGCTGCCTCCGGCGCGGCAATCGGATCGTTCTTTCCTGGCGCTGGAACGGCAATAGGAGCCGGTATAGGTGGTGCGCTTGGGCTAGCGAAAGGGCTCTTTGGTGAACATGAATCAACACGCGACGTAGCGCGCAAACATACCTCGCAGCTACTCAACGCAGGCAAAGACAACTCCAATTGGCAAAACTATGTAGCTGGAATGCGGGCGCAATATAATGCACCGACTCGCGACAGTAGCAAAACTTACGGCAATCAATTTGCTACGTTTGATGAATATAAAAAAGCTGGATTAAGAGCCGATGATTTAACGGGCGTTTACGGCAACCTAAAAACGTTTGGTCCTGACTGGGCTAATTATTCACAGCAGCAACGACAGGCGGTTACTCAAGGCCTGATTGATCAAGGGCTTTATGAGTCCAAGAAAGGCGAAGTCATTGTGACCGATGCTGAGAAAGCAAAACAGATCAGAGATTCGATCATCAAGTCGCAGCAACCAGGTCAAAAATTAATGCAAAGTTTACGGAGATAAAATGAGCAACGGTTTTCTTTCACGCATGCCGCAAGGCCAAGTAGGATCGGCAGTAGGTCGCGCAGCTCCACAGCGCAGAGCGCTACCTAAGCAACCAGGCCAACACGTTCAGCCTATGTCACCGTATCAACCGGGGCAGATGCCGCAGCGCATGCCAGATTTTCAAGCGGGCCAGATGAACATGGGCCAAGCATTTGGTGCAGGAAATCAGGCGCTAGACGCTCAACAGCAAAATCAGGCAATGCCGATGGGATCATTATATGGGCAGCCACAAGAGCAGCCAATGATGTCAAATCTCATGGGCAAGTTTGGTCCTATATCTCCAGAACAAATGCAGCAAATGCAACAGATGAGGATGCAAGGCGGAATGGCCGGGCAGTTTGCAAGCCAAGCAGGGCAGGCAATCGGGCAGGGCTACGGGCAGCAGATGCAGCAACCGCAACCAATGGCACCGGCAAATCTTAGAGGACCAGCACGGCAAGCTTACTACGGACGCGGTTAAGTGAATGGCGAATTTTCAAGGATACACGTTACCTAGTCCCAACGGGGGCTTAAATGTTGTTGATCCTATCGACAATATGCCCGCCAATGATGCGCAGGATTTAGTAAACCTATTTCCTAATGGGCGTGGCGTAAAGCTTCGCGGTGGCTATGAGCTTTATTCGCAAATCACCGAAGGCTCAGACCTTCGCGTTGCTATGCTAGAAAGCTTGCCGCTTGCAAACGGAACCGACAAGTTAATTGCAAGCACGGGCGGGAATTTCTTTGATATCGCAGACGGAGCCGTCACTAAAATCACAGGGACGACAACACCAAGCACGGGCGAATGGAATGCTACGATTTTTGCGCATCGTCTTTATATGTGCAACGGCGTAGATACGGCACAGGTCTACGACGGGACGACCGTTTCTGATGTCACATTCTCAGGCGTTACGCTTTCCGAGCTAGTGAATGTTTCGTCGTTTAAAGAGCGACTCTATTTTATAAGAGCAAACACGTTAGAGCTTTGGTACGGCAACACACTGGCAACCGGAGCATCGGCACTAACAAAAGCCGATTTAACCTATTTCTTCAAAGAGGGCGGGTTTTTACTATTCGCAGGCTCTTGGACTAATCAGCTTGCAACTACCTCAGCGGATCTATTCTTTGCATGCTCTAGCGAAGGCGAGATTCTTTTCTATAACGGAAGCTCTCCAGCAGAACCCTGGTCGCTAGTAGCCCGTTTCGTCATTGGTAAGCCTTTAGGCTATCGCGCATTTATTCGTGTGAATAATGACGTATGGATACTGACGCAACAGGGAATAGTGCCTATTTCCTCGCTATTCTCGCTAGATCCAGAGGGTGCGCTTGATACGATTTCGCGCAAAATAAACCCGATAATTTCTCAATATGCGGAGCAACTCCCATTCTCGGCGCAATGGAGCGGTAAACATTGGCCTATTGGCAGGCGTGTTTATATCAAAATTCCGATCACAAGCGCCGCCGTAATCTTTCTAGTTTTTGGCCAAGATTCAAAAGGGTGGTGCACTTACGATCTCGCAAGCGCTAGTGATTGTGTGTCTCTTGCAATATTAGATGGCGCTCCATATATCGGCAGCGCATCGGGGTACATTTATTCTTTTGAATCAGGGCTAAACGATAACGATCAAGCGATATCGTTTAGCGGTAGATGCGCTCCAAGTTTCTTTGGTACTCGCGGCAATTATAAGACGTTCAAAGATATTAGACCGCTAATGAAGACCAAGCGCGGGCTAACTTTATCAATGGCAATAGAAACTAATTTCCAGCAGCGCGTGGATCTTGATACAATAGTCTCAACTCCTGGCACTTTCACGCCGTGGGGATCTCCTTGGGGATCCGCATGGTCAGAGGGCGTAACGTATATTTACGACCGCCACTCAACGAAGGGTCAGGGGCATTCAGGAGCGATCCGCTTTCAAGGAAGTATCCAAGACGCGCCGCTTGAAATCTACGGTTTCGAAGTTCGATTCGAGCTAGGAGGACAAGTTTAATGGCAGCGAAGAAAGTGGCGAAAGGTGCGCTCGGCACTGATCCAAAAAAGAAAACACAAACATCTAGAAATCCGCTGATTGCTCCTGGCAATCTACACGGCGATGCTCGCAAGAAGTGGCAAGCCGATCACGGCGTTGGTGCCGGTGGCGTACCATTGCAACAGGCTCCAGCACCACAGGGGCCAACAGGTCCAACCATGGATACGGTAGAGAATACCGCAAACCAGGGCATGCAGACCTACATGGATCAGATGCAACAACAGGGCGCTTTTAACCCTGGTGATTTCTCCGCAATGCAGCAGCAGGCGCAAGACTCGGTAATGAATAATTTTAACCGACAGATGCAACCGCAATTTGATAAACAATTATCAGATTTTCGGCAGCGCATGGCGGAACAGGGCGTGATGCCAGGGACTGAAGGCTATAATCAGCAAGAGCAACAGCTAATGCAGTCGCAGAACAACGCACGACAAAGCGCTGTTGATCAATCGTTTGCGACCGGACTAGGCGCACAGAATCAGGCGTTTGGTCAGGCGGCAACACAGTATCAGATGCCCGCGCAGATGCTTGGCGCTTACGCTCCGTTCTATGCAGGGCAAGCTCAACAGGGATTACAGACTAATCAGCAAGGATTCTTAGGTAATCAGGCAGAGCTAGACAGGCAATTCCAGCAAGACCAAGCACAGCGAAATTTTGGATATCAGCAAAGCTTGCAGCAATCAGCGCCAAGGGGCGGCGGTAGTAGCGGCCTAAGCTACGATCAGCAGCTTGGGATTGTAGATAGAAATTTCTACAACAATATGATCATGCAGGGATTACAGAACACCGGACGGACTCAAGGCAGCACTGGGAACGGGTTTGCTAACGGAGTCGCCACAGGAACCGGCGCGATGATTGGGAGCATGATGCGATAATGGCGGGCGAAAACTTATTAGCAGCTCTACAGGCGGCGCAATATAGACCAGCAGAAGATCCATACGGGATCGCGGCTCAAGTGATTGGCTCAAGCGCTCCAGCGCTTGTAAATCCTTATGCGTCCACCGGCTCAAATATCGGAACCGTTGTAGGTGCTGGGCTGTTATCGGCGCTACTGGCAGGCCTTGCTAGAAATAGCACGAATGAGGCTAACGCTGAGTTGCTTCCGATTCAAAATCAGATCTTTGCAGCACCGGCAGATCAGCGAGCAGCGATCCTTCAAGGTGCGGGGTCTAACGCTTCGCGATTGTCGCCATTGGTCGCAGCGCTTGCGCAGCAGGAATATCAGCAGAAGGCAGAAATAGACGCGGCGGTGAACAAGGAAAAAGCAATGCTTCCGCTGTACGATCAAAAGAATTCCGGAGCGGCAGCTGTTGATTTACTAAAGAACAAAGGCCAGGCGATGCTAGGCGGCCAGATTGTGCAGATCCTCGATCCTATTGCTCAAGCCAAGGCAGATGCAGCGGCGAAGGCACAAGGCGCGGCAGAGGGCGAGACGCTAGGACTCGGATATAACCCAAAGCGCGAAACGGAATTAGACAACTTAAGAAAAGAATTTTCTTCGCAGCAGGTCGTTAAAGATTTTGTGGCCGTCGAGAAAGCCGCGACGATTGTTAATAAAGCATTGGCCGATCCAGGCGCAGTATCCGATCAAGAATTGGTCCGATACTCGATCCAACTTATCGAACCGGGCATGGCGGTAAGAGAGGGCGAACAGCGAGCCGTTGCAGCTTCTCAGTCAATTCCAGAAGCCTGGAAGGGTAGCATCAATAAAGCCTTGAACGGTGGAACGGAGCTAAGCGACGACGTTAGAGAGGGTATTAAGCGGTTAGCGCAGCGATCCTACGAAGGAAATAAAGCCCAATACGATAGGACGCTATCCTTCTATCAGAATGAGGCGAAATCAAAGCAATTAGATCCAAATCGAGTGTCATTTGTTGGCCAGGCTCAAGATCCAGCCGCTTTATTTAACTCTCAAGGAGCACCGAATACAGAACCACAGGGGGCGGTAATTACAGGACCGGACGGGCAGGAATACGTTTTTACAGATTAATTGATGGCACCTATTCCGATTTCTCGCGCTGAGTATGAGGCTAAGTTTGGTCCGGTCAACGCTGGCGTCGATCTTACTCCTCCAAAATTCAGCGCTGAGGGCGCGCAGCTAATTGATTTAGTCCCACAACAAAGTGGGCCGATCCCAATCACGCGAGCCGAGTACGCGGCAAAGTTTAGCGAGCATGTTCCAACCGCCGGGCAAATCGCGACTGGCGGGATTTTAAATCTCGGGAACGCGCTAACTCTAGGCGCGATGGACGAAATTAGCGCGGGCGGTGCTTCGCTGTTAGATGCATTAGGCGGTGCGAATCTAGGCCAAGCTTACGATCAAAGGCTTGGGGAAGCGCGGCAAAGAATACAAGACTATCGCAATCAGCCTGGTTGGAATGTTTCAGACCTTCTAGCCGGAGCATTAATGCCAGTAGGGGAAGCCGTTGCCACAGCTCCAACCATTGGAAAAAAATTATTAGAATCGGCAAAGCTTGGCGGATTATTGGGCACCGGGTACGGATTCGGTGGGGGCGAAGGCGGGATAGAGAATAGAGCCAAAGCCGCTCTGTCTGAAGGCGTTACAGGCGCAATCGCTGGACCTCTTGCTGTTGGTGCAATCGAGGGAGCCGGAGCGCTAGGAAGCAAACTAGTAGAGGCCGGGCAAGGGCTACAAAGAAAATCAACTGGCGCTAGATATGGCGACTATCTCAAGACTGCCAACGATCTTGGCATTCCGGGGGTGGCGGATCAGGAAACCGGCACTTTGACTAAGCGTTCAATCGAGGCGCTACTTGATAGCGGCGAGCTAGGATCAACTCGCGATCCTAATAAGCTTTTAAGTACCGCAAATAGAAACATTTCTTCGCTCGCAAAAGAGGTGGGAGAAAAAATTTCAAGCTTTGATAAGGGCGCAAATGCTCCGGTCGAGGTAAAATTTGATAACGCACTAGAGTTTTTAGGTGGCGGTAAAGTTCCTGGCGATCAGATCGAAAAGTACCTAGGCAGATTAGAGAAAATCTCAAAGGGGCTTCAATCAGAGGGCGGTGGTAGGCTGCCATATATCCAACAGCAAAAGATCGCTCTTGGCAGCATGTTCGATCCTAAAGACTCTGTTCTTAATGCATTCAACCGGGCGATTTATTACGACTTACAAAATGCCGTTGAAAGTAAGGTTCCGGAAGTAGCGGGCCTTAACAAGGAACTTCAAAAGTGGATGGTAGTAAAACCGATATTCGAGCGCGGAGTAGCCGGACAGGAGGCGAAGGATCTCGCGACTCAAGCGCTTCAAGCTATTCGAACGTCTGGTGGCGTGGGTGTTCCAATCCTTACCGGAGCTTTAACAGGAGGACTCCCAGGCGCTGTAGTTGGAACGGCTCTAGGCGTTGGCGGAAAGGCTCTTTCTTCTCCGCGAGGGATGTCTATTTCTGGATCGGCTCTGAAGGGACTAGGGGCGGCTCTTGAGAAGAGTCCGGCGCTTGCCGATCGCGCGGTTTCTGGTTTAATTGCTCAAGGGTCTCCTCGAAAATTGCCCCAACAAAAAAAACAAGAATCTTCACAGCCAAACAAGTTAGCCAAACAAGGCCAATCCAGAAGCCTATCTGCTCCCAATAAATCGGGCCGTCAAAGCGATAGAGATAGCTTCCAAAATCCAGCGCGTCAGAAAGGCGAATCATATAATAATGGTGCGACCGCACCGGCCACTAGTCAAGCCAGAATCAGCCCTACAAAGATTAGCGCGCTAGTTAAACAGCAACCGCCGCTAATACAAGCGATGATTTTAACGGAATCTAGCAAGGATCCGAGCGCCGTCTCGCCTAAAGGAGCGCGCGGGCTTATGCAGCTAATGCCGGACACGGCCAAAGATTTAGGCGTAAATCCCAACGATCCAGTGCAGAACATAGAAGGCGGAACCCGCTACATATCAGCGCTATTAGATAGGTATAATGGGAAATTAGAGCTAGCTTTGGCAGCTTATAACCACGGCATGGGCAACGTAGACCGCTACCTAAAGGCGGTAACACGTCACGGGAAATCACCTACTTACGACAATATCCGCACGTTTTTACCGGCAGAGACTCGCCAATATACGCAGAATGTAAAGAAAGAATTTAATCAATTGAGGGCATAAGTATGAGTTGGAGCGCGGGAACGTTCAGTAGAGTAGACGGTAGCACGGCATGCGCTAACGACGCGGCGGCTAGTGTCGGAATCGTGGCCGCAACCATGGATACCCGTTTAAACGATCTTGCTACGGGCATCAATTCAACTATCAACAAGGCCGGACAGAACGCAGCTACCGCCGATCTTCCTATGGGCGGGTTTAAGCATACAAACGTTGCGGTCGCGGTCTCTCGTACCGAATATGCAAGATTGTCACAGGTGCAAGATGGCTCGGCTATTTATTGCGGCATTGCTGGCGGAACAGCGAACGCGCTAACTGCAACGGCTCCTTTCAGCATGTCTGCGCTTGTTACGGGCGCGAAATATATACTTAAAGCGTTAAGCACCAATACCGCTGGTGCGACCCTTAATATCAACTCAATCGGAGCTGCTAGCATTGTCAATCTTGCGGGCGCAGCACTTAGACCGGGCGCTATTAGAGCAAGCGAATTTTTAGAGTTAGTCTATACAGGCTCAGCTTTCATGCTTTTAAATCCCTATGTAGAGGGTCAATTCACATCGTGGACGCCTGGAACGCTAACGGCTAACGGCGCGATGACGATATCAAACCAAGCTGTTTTAGCTTCAGAGTACGAAAAGCGCGGCGACATCTTTGATTTCATGTGCGTGATGAGTTTTGACACCGGCGGCGTTGCAAATACCGACGTTTATTTACCTCTACCAATAACCGCAAACGGCACTAATTTTTTCAGCGGATCGTGCGTTGTGAATACCGTAACAGCGGCAGTCGAGGTTGGCATAGCCTCGTTATCGTCTACGACTTTATTGAGAATAAACAGACCAGCGGCGGCCAACTGGTCTATCGGCGCGGGTAGGACTTTTAACGT